GTATCTCTTAATTGTGATGTTGTAGTTAGTGTTGAGTACATAATCTTTGAAGTTAAACAAGAAAGCTACTACTGCATCTTCTTCTATAGGAGCTCCAAGGCTAGTCATATAATCATTCAATACTACAGTTCTTCCTAATAAAGTTCTTTCAGGTCTGCCTGAAACTCCATAATTAACTCTAGCAATAGGTTGTCCGTTTTGGTCGGTCATTCCTATAAATTTCATAAATGTTTTCTTAGTCATGCACCATACTGCTTCAGATTCATAAGCTAAAGGCAATGCTGATTCTGCTTCAATTAATGTTTCATAGTCAACATCAGCATCTGCTGCAATCTCAATATTTTGTCCTTCTGGAGCTGTTTCAGTTAAAATACCTGTAGGTTGTCCTTCACCTGTTCCAGATATAATTGATTGTTCTAAAGCTTTTGTCATAGCTTCTGCTATGTTATTGATTAATGTTGTTTCAAACACTCCAAGTGTTACAACACTAGTTTCAAATGATACAGAAACTGCACATCTTAATTTATAATAACTAAATACTATTTGTCCTGTAGGTTTCTTTTGTTTCTCACTTCCTTGCCCTTCTGCCACCCAAGTAGCAACTGGTTTTACAGAGGATGTCGGAATTGCTAGTCCACCTTTATAGGACGTTCTAGTAACTAAAGGTAAAATCATTCCTGTTGATTCTAACTTTTCAACTATCTTTTCTAAAACTGTTGTAGGAATAACTGAACCTACATCTGTAGTTTTTGTATTTTGGTCTGCATTCATGAACTTTTCAGGAATAGGGCTTCCCTTTATAACATGATTCATAAATGCTTTTCTATACTCTATTGAATTATACAAATCTTCATTGTTTGTGATAATATTATTATCTAAAGTATCTACTACTACTCCATCAACTCCTCTCATACCTGCTAAATTAGTAATGTTAATTCCTTTAGGTTCATTTAAAGCATTCAGATTAGCTTGTGCTTTTGCAATTTCTTCCCATTGATTGTCTAATTGTTTTACTTCTTCCATTTTTGCATTAGCTTCTTCTATTTTGCCATCATTAATTAGATTTTCTGCTTCATTGATTAAACCTTGTCTTTTTTCAAGATATGCCTTTTTACTCATTATTCATCTCTCCTTTTAATTTTAATAAGTTTAATTGTGCTTTACTTTTTTGCAATAAAATATCCGAATCATTGTTCATGTCAATGTTCGGATTTTTGATAGTATTCCTTATTTTATTTATCACTTCCAATGGTATCATCGGGGCAAAACCACTACTTGCAACTAATTGCATTTGATCATCAAACATTATCTCGTCAACAAATTTATATTCTAGTGCTTGTTGTGCATTAAACCATGATTCTTTATTCATTAAATCTAGTAATTCTTTTTCTGACAACCCCGTTTTTAACCTGTAAGCATTAGCAATAGACTTATTATAATTTTTTAATACATCTGCTCTATGTTCAAAATCCTTATAATCTCCACTTCCATTAGATCTTACATTATGAATCATTATTTGTGCTGTAGGAGATATTGAGACTTTATCACCTGCCATTGCTATAATACTAGCAGCACTAGCAGCTATTCCTACTATTTTTACTATTTTTTTACCTTTATACCCTTTTAAAGCTGTGTAAATTTCACTACCTGAATAAACATCGCCTCCACCACTGTTAATTTCAATTTCTATTTCTTCTCCATTCAAAGTGTCTAACACTTTTGATACGTCATTGGGACAAGTGGAATCCATTTCGAACCAATCATATACCCACTTATAATCGTTAGGGATAATAACTCCTTTTATTTTTATTTTTTTAGCCACTTACTCACCTCCTACTCATCTGTTGGTCTAGTGTCAAGACGTCTTACGTATTCATCTCCACCTTCTCTTGGTGAATAATTCATAATTTCTCTAACTTCATTAGCACTAAATATACCTAGTTCTACGAATTTTGATAATCCTAACTTTGTTTTCATACTTGCAAATGTTAAACTTGAACTTTCAAATATAATTTTATTGCCAAATCCTCTTTCTCTTCGTGTAAATAGTTTCCTCGTATATTCATTGGCCATTTGTAAGGCATCAGGCTCAATCCTTGCTTCATAGTAACTTATCCACTCGTCCTCATTGTAACTAGATTGGACTATCTTCTTATTAGTATTGAAGAATGAATAAATTCTTTCTGTTGTTCTATCTGTTTGTGCTGCATTCGGTACAAAATCCTTAGGCTCTATCTGTTTAGCTTCTGCTTTTGCATCTACGCCGGCAACACCAAAAGTATCTGATTCTATACTTAAATAAGTATCTGCAAATTTTTTCACATTCTTTTCAATATCTTCTGGTCTTAATGATTGGTTAAATTGCAACAGCCATCTAATTACACCGCTATTTTTTATAGCTCTTATCATGCCTTGATCTATAGTCCCTACAACTTCCATTAAGTTTGTTAAAGCTTCGCCTGGAGGATCTCCAAATATATCATTGTTGTTATAATCATCTCTTAAGTGAATTATGTTAGAATAAGGGAACGTTCCTGTTTTACCATTTCTGTAATAGAATTTTAAGTACAGATTCCCTGAACCGTCATATATAGCTTCTGCGGTTAAACACGGTATTGGATATAGCTCTGTGGGATAACCATTCTCATCACGAATGATTAATATAAAAGCATTGTTGTTTAAAGCTAATTGGTTTGCAACTTTTTCTTGAAGCATTTGTCCCGACATATAAGGATTTGGTTCCTCTAACAAAAATCTTATATAAGGCTCTGGGTTAATCTGAATACCATTAGGACCGTCTCTAATATGTTTAGGCACCAATTTGCCTATAGCTTTTACTCTTGGTCTTATACACGCTCTAACAATATCGCTTTTATAAAGTTTTCCATCCCATGCATAAAAGCCATTACCCCTATCAGTAATCATTTTAATCCTCGCAACTGTTGTAGCATTATTGAAAGTATTTTTTATTTTGCTTATTAGACCCAATTACTCACCCCCTTATATCAAGTTTATATAATCCTCATAGTGTCTCTCCAATACCACATAAGCATTAAGTAGTCCGGCAAATCCATCAATTCTTTTTCTCTGATTACTACCTTTTGTTGGCTGTATATTATCGTTTTTATCTATATCTACTACTACATTTGATAAATTCCATTTCAGTATAGGTGAATTGTTATAATTAATCTTTTTTGCTTTTAAATCTGCTCCTAAGCTTTTCATAGGTCCTGATAATGTCTTTTTGCCTTGAATAACCGGCTCCATACTATTTGCTCCAAAGTAATTCTTCATTTCTTCTACAAAATAAGTCGCTGACCAGCTGTCATATCCTATCCACGGCAAATATATATCCAATTCATTTTGAACTTCTAAAAACCATTGTGTAACAAACTTATAATGAACCTTATTACCTGGGGTAGTCCGTAGTAGCCCTTTTTCTTTCCAGATGTCATAGGGTATTTTATCTTCTCTTATCCTTTGCTCTAATAGATCCTCTGGCAACCAATACATTTGAAGTACATAAATCATCGGATCATCTCTTACCATAAAAATAACCGTAGCATTAGTTAGGTCAGTCGTAGAGGATAAGTCCACTCCGCCAATTCCATACCGCGGTTTTAATTCACTTAAGTTGAATGTAGCCGTATTATTTAATTCTTCAAATGATAACCATGCTTCCGTAGATGTTTCCCGGATATTAAAGTCCTTGCAAAGCAAGTTTTTCACTAATAATGGATTTGCTTTTGCTTTTTCGACTTCGCTTTTTAAAATATCATAATTCTTGATGGTACCAAGACCAGGGTTAGCTTTTACCCAGTTCTTTTCATCTGTCCATTCTCTCCTACTATCTAATTCATAAATAAATGCAATAGTCCTTTCATCTTTGTACCCATCCGGGTCCTCGTACCCATTTATGATCATCTCGCATTCGTCATATATCACATCATAGATATCTTCTCGGATGGTACCGGCAGTCGTTGTTATAAAAATAAGGGGTTGTTTTCTTGCCGATATGCCTCTTGTTAAAATATCATATAGCCCTAAGCCGTTTTTCCATTGCTGTAACTCATCTAATAATACGCAATGCAAATTCAATCCGTCTAACGTATTATAATCACTCGACAAAGGCTTAAACGTACCAAAATTAAAAGCCTTACTTGATAGCTCGCCTGTGAGGGGTTTTATTCTCTTTTTTAGAGCAGGGCTCATCATAACCATAGCCTTAGCAGCTTCCCATATCTTTTTAGCCTGTTCTCTAGTAGTTGCCGCTGAAACAACTTCTGGACCCATTTCTCCATCTGCTACCTGCATATATAACCCCACTGCAGATGCTATTAAAGATTTACCATTCTTTTTACCAACTATCCATATTGCTCTACGGTATTTTCTATATCCATCATTATCAACAAATCCAAAAATAGTGCTTATCATGGCTTTCTGCCATGTTTCTAATTTAATTTTTTTGCCTCCCCATTCTCCTTGTGAATGCCTGCAATATTCCTCTATAAAATAAATCGCATGCTTTGCTCTTAAATCATCATAATGCCATTGACCAGGATTATATAAATCATGCACTATCTTTTTATAAGTTTTATATATCTTATAGCATACTATAACCCTACCGCTTTGAATATCGTCCCAATATTGTAATATAGGATTATCTTGAATTGACAAAGTCGAGGAATCCATCGTCTTCCACCACCTCTACATTTTTAGGCAGCAGATCGGTTAATTGCTTTATTATATTCATATAATGCTTAATCATGGTATTATAAACTTCAACCTCAGGTGATTTTTTAGTGCCCCATTGGTTAGCTCCATTCTGATATTCTGATATTACACCTTCTCTGTTAATGGTTTCCTGTAAATCCTCTAAGGTTACAGTCATAAATGCTGCGTTTTCTATAAGGGATTGTGTCGCTTTCTTGGTATCGTCATCCATCTTGTTAAAAATTCTTTTAAGTCTCCTTATCTCTTTTTTAATCCTTTCTTCTTTGCCCATATCCTTGTTAGTTTTATTATTTTCCACTAAAAATCACCTTCTTTCTATGCCTTTTTATACCACACCCCCTCTCGCGGAACTCCTGCGTATTGAACGAAGG